TACATCCGTGCTGCGTGGTGGCCCAATGAAGAGGCTCGCAAGGCAGGGAAAATCCCAGAGGAGATGACGAAGGCGGACTACGACCTCTGGTTCGACAAGCCCGACCAGTTGTGCTACCAGTTTCTATTGACGGCGAAGAAGACCGACGAATACTTCGCCATCAAGTACCTCAACGACCCGACACAGATGCACGCGATTAAGTTCCCGCGTGAACTCTTAGTACGGAAGGTCGTCAAAGCCGCAGACGTCCCCAGCACAGGGTTGATAGTCACTGCTATCGACACCGCGTACTCAGTGAAGTCGTGGGCCGACTATACCGTCATCATCACCGCCCTGATTCACGGCGGCAGATTCTACATCATTGACATGAAACGCGGACGCTTCGATGAGTACCAACTCCCGAAGATGATTGCGGCGACCGCGTTACAGTGGAAGCCCAAAACAATCTGCATCGAGGACACAGGCAAGGCTGAGAAGTACATTCAGCGTGAAGCCTACAGAGAGATGGATGCTTTGAAAGTTCGCGTCCCTCTTCGAATGGTTAGCCTCGGACAAGGGACTAGCAAGAAGTCGAAAGCGATGAAGGCTGGACCCGTGTTACGGCTTCTCGGTGATGACCGATTGAAGTTCGTCAACACATGCCCCGCCCTCGACGAGTTGTTCGACGAGGTCTCAAAATTTGGCACTGCATCGAGCGTTCATGACGACATCGTCGACGCTCTCGCAATTCTCGTCAACGAGTTTGCGAGCTACGCTGAGATTCAAGCGCAGATGGATGCGTGTGCGACAGAATACGTTCCCGACCCCAAAGGCAAGTCGTTTTACGACCAAGTCTACGGATTAGGACGCTACGATAAGTACAACGCCGCGAATCTCGCGTTAGAATTTCCCGAACAAGCGCCAGAAGCCCTCGCCAAGCAGGCTGCCGAAGAGGCTGCCTACCAAGCGACGGACCCACTGAGCGACTTGATGGGATGAAAGGGGAGTAGGTGGACGATAATCCGATAGTGACTACCGAAACTCCAGCCGCCCCTCCAACTCCTGATGGGAACCCGAACGCGACGTTGACAGGAGAGAATTTCACAGCACAGGGTGAGACCACAGGAGTAAGCACCGACCTCGCCCTCGTTGTCCAGTCCGCTGCCCAAGCGAAAGCGTTCATCGCGAACAGGCAATGGACATTACTATGGCGCGATGCGGACCTTCTGTACCAATCGCCCCGACCGATGACGGTCTACGAGAATACTTACGTCTCGAACCGAACGTCCAGCGATTCACCGTCGCCATAGTTTGTAACGCCGTCGTTCCGCAGCTCTACAAGGGTCTGTTCTACGATGACCCGCCGATGCTGATGCGTCCGCGCCCCGGCACTTCGCAAGAAGTGGTCGACGCGAAGACCGCATTGTTCAGTTTCGTACTCGAAGAGTGTGGTTTCAAGACCCAGACGAAGTGGGGCTTGGAACAGATGGCATTCCTCGGCACGGGCATATTCAAATGGGGATACGACTGGAAGGACATCCTCTCGTTCAAGAGGGAAGTCACCAAGCTAGAAATCCCGACTAACGACCCGTCGCTCAGCGAGTCGAGCGTCCAGTTACCGACCGAAGAGCCGCCGAAGATTACCCAGACGGTCAAGACGATTCCGATGCCGTTCTTTAACTGGCGTCCGATTGACAAGGTTCTCGTTGACCCACAGTTGTGCGTCAGCGATATTCGCCAAGCGGCATGGGTCATCGACGTCCAGTACATGGACTTCTACCAGTTGAAAGACTTGAAGGAAGCCATCGAACACGCCATCGAAGATGGTGAAAAGGGCGAAGCGATTAAAGGGTGGACTATCCCCAGCCTAGAGTCATTGAAGGCTCTCTGGATTTCCCCCGGCTCGAAGACACAGACGCTGGAGACAGAGCAGGCGACGTATATCGAAGGCGTAGTGCATCACGCCGAGAGAATGAACGTCCAGTCCTCTCCCGACCCGCTGCGTAAGAAACTCGAAATTCTTGAGTACTGGGACAAGGGAAGAAAAATCCTCGTCCTCAATCAAGAGCACGTCATCTGTACGACGGCGAATGAGTTCAAGCGCATCCCGTTCCTGAGTGCGAATTGGTGGAATCGACCCCGCGCATTTTACGGCATGGGACTCGGTCTCATCGTGGGACAGAATCAACGCGTCGACCAAGGCACCATTAACGCCATTCTCAAGATTCTGTCGTATGGCGTCAACCCAATTTATCTCCGCAACAGGGACGACAACGCCCCGACCCAAGTCATCAGGACGGGTCTCGGTAAGATTCTCAGCGTCACGGACACCGAGAAGTCGTACCGTCTGATGGAGACACCGACTGTCCCGAAGGACATCTGGTCAGCATTGAAAGAGAACGTGGACGCAACTGAGTCCTCCTCTGGAGCAGACCAAACGTTGGTGCAAGGCAGTTCCGCTGGACCTCGTTCAGGTATGGGACGTTCGGCAGCGGGTGCAAACCTTATGGCGGGCGCTAGTGCGACTCGCCTCGATGGACCTCTCGACAATTTCATCGAGCAGGTTTTCAAACCGTTCCTCGGCATCATCGACATGCTCGTCTTTAACATCATGTCGGATGCGGCGATACTTCACATCCTCGGCAAAGAGATGGGACAGGATTTGGTCAAGCAAGTTGACCTCCAACAGTTCCACGATGCCCAGATAGAGTACGAAGTTCTCGCAGGTTCGTCTCTCGCGGCGAAGCGGACGATGGCACAGTCGATGGTCATGCTGACGCAGATTCTCGACAATCCTCAGATTCAGCAGAGTCTCGCTGAAATCAATGAGGAGTACATCGACTTCAAGCCCATCATCGCGATGTGGCTCGAAGCCAGCGAATGGAAGAACAAGAACGACATCATCAAGAAAATGTCGGCTGAACAGATTGCAAAGCAGAAAGCCAACTCTAAGGCGGCTCTGATGCAGCAACAGCAGCAGGCGAAACAGGCAGGCGACCAACAGAAATTCCAGATGAAGCAAGAGCTGGAAGACCAAGCGAGCGACAACCGAATTAAACGCGACATTACTCGAGAGGCTGCGAAAGCCAGCGGATTGAGTGAAGCGGTGAACGGTGAGCCGAGTCAGCAAGGTATCCAAGGTCAAATGCCGACGGTCGAGTAGATTAGAGGGGCGGTGTCATGGCATCGCCCCCACATCTCGGAGGAGAAATGCTCGAAATCAAAGAAGAGAGCGTCAAGGGACTGGAGATGTCCTTTAATCTCGATGCCCGAGAACGGCATCTCTTGGCGGCTTACGCTATCACAGAAGCGTTTCACATCCTGCAACGGTTGATGGAGCAGGAAGTGCGCTTGATGAACATCCGTTTGATAAACACGGCTACCGCAAACCCGCAGGAGATTCTCGCCAACCACGCAGTCGCGAAAGGTGCTGGCATGTTCTACTCAGGCGTGATGCAGCGGTTGCAAGAAGTCTTAGCGATTGAGACTGTGAAAGAGTCAGGGCTGGGCACTGCGGGAAATCCCGAGAGACCAGTCATGCTCGACGAGTTGTCGTAAGACGCAGGACATCTAGGAGGAAAGATGACGTTATCATTAGCAGAACAACAGATTTTGGAACAGATGCAGCGCGAGGGTGTAGCCCCCGCTGAGGCTCCTGAGGCTCCTGAGGCTCCCGCGGCTCTCGAAGCCGACCCGACCACAGCCGTCGAGCCGCCCGCTCCCGTGGCTCTGCCCGAGAAGCGGTACGAGTACTATCTGAAAGATGACTCAGGTCGCCCGATGGGCGGCAAGCAGGTCATCGTCTACCGCACGGACGAGGAGTTCCGCGACCAGTTAATCAAGAACCAAGAGAACGCCGTCCGCCAACTCCGCAAGGTGACGCGTGAGAAGGAACTGGGAGTTGACAGTTCCGAGCCCGACGGTGCCGAACAATTCCAGAACGTCGTCGAGTTCAGGCCGAGAGACCTCTCTCCCGACGAGCGTTTTCAACTGTCTCAGAAGTTAGCAAACCCCGAGACAGCCTCCGAAGCACGGGACATGTTGATTGAGTCCGCCTTCGGTCAGAAGCCTTCTGTCCTAGCCGCCCAGTTGAATCAGCAACAGCGATTTATGATTCAGCAGACGGCTGTTGACAATTACGTGAACTTCGTAACGAGCGGAACGGGTTACTACGACTCGCCCGCCAATCGTGTGACGATTACATCGTGGATGGGCAAACGGAACTATGCCCCCACCGTTGCGAATTTCAATATCGCTTACCAACGGTTGACCCAAGCTGGATTGCTTGAGGTTGCCCCTGAAGTGCATCAGGAAATCGTGCCGCCAGCGGCTGTAGTGCCGCCTGTCGTGCCCGTGGAACAGGCCCCGAAACCGCAGGAGCCAGTTGCTGCCAACCCCGGATTGGGTTCGGAACCGCAACCGCAAGCAAAGCGGCATAGTCACGTCCCCTCAGGCTTGAACCCTTCAGTGGCTTCGGCAGCAGGAGAATCTCCTGCCGTAGGTGCGACCGCGACTCTTGCAGACATTGACAAACTGCCAGCCGATGTTTATAAGGCGAAGATGAAAGACCCCGCCTTCCGTAAACTCGTCGACACGCTCGAAGAAGACGCTGCAAAAATGCGTCGTGCTAGGCAACTCGGTCAAGTCTAACCATAGGATAAAAAGACAATGTCTTTCTCTCCAGCAGGCAATCAGTTATCCAACCTGCCCCAGTCCACGGTGAAGTATTATGACAAACGTTTCCGTGAGAACTTGAAGGCGAACACCCCGTTTGTGCGTTGTGCGACTCGTCTGGACCTTCCGATGAAGTCAGGTAACCAATACGAGATGTTCATGTACGTTCCTCTGGCTG